GACTGTCCCTCCGACTGTCCCTCCGACTGTCCCTCCGACTGTCCCTCCGACTGTCCCTCCGACTGTCCCTCCGACTGTCCCTCCGACTCCAACCGTTACTCCGACCGTTACTCCGACCGTTACTCCGACCGTTACTCCGACCGTTACTCCGACCGTTACTCCGACCGTTTCAGTACGTGTTACTCCGCGCCCTACCGCTAGGCCCGGTTCTGTTTCACTCCCGCAAGCGCAGGCCGTTGCGGCTGCTCTGGGCATCCCTGAACTTGCCAATGTGTTCTATTACGGCAAAGAGTTCGGCGGTAAGAAGCAGAAGCTAACTAAAAAGGGTATGGTTAAAGAGGAAGAGTTCAAACCGCTGAGCGTTACCAAGCCCGGTGCTGCTGGTGAAATGATGGAAGAGGCGGAACTTGCAGCCAAAGAAGAGCGTGAGGACGTTGCCCGTAGTGCCGATTCCGACGAAAATGAGTCTGTAGAAGCGGCTGCGGGCGGCTACCTTGATTACTTGTTGCGGCAAGGCGAAGCTCCAATGACGGAAGCCGAACTGCTTGAAATCATCCGAAAGGGTTGATATGTACGTATGGGACGAAGACAAACAGGACTGGGTCGAAGACCCAGACTACACAAGTGAGTCCACCGGTTTGGCTGCGCCTACGTGGTGGGATCAGATCACTTCCGACATCAGCAACATTGGCTGGAAAGACATCGGCAAGTTTTTTGCCGGTAAGTCGCCGTTTGGTGTTGGCGGACAGCTTGCAGGTCTAGCCGGGGTCGCTGCGCTCATGAACCGTATGGGCGGTGGTAGCGGCAGTAGTGGGTTTAGTGGGTACAAGGGTGGCATCCCTGAGTACAAGGCTACATACACCCAGACTCCAATTGCGCAGCAACGACCTGCAAACTACCGCCCCGGCCAAGGCGGCATCACGTACTTCAACCCCATGCAGTACGCCTATCAAGGTCGGGATCTGGCTGCACCGACTGCGAGTACTTCTGGTGGTACGGGTGGTACGGGTGGTACGGGTGGTACGGGTGGTACGGGTGGTACGGGTGGTACAGGCAGCTCTGGTAGCGATACTGTTGGTGGTGGCTCTAACGACGATACAACCATCAGAAACGCTACGGGTGGCTACATGCCCGGTGGTATCGCTATGTTGGCCGCAGGCGGTAACGGTGGTCGGTATCTGCGCGGCCCTGGCGACGGTGTATCTGACTCCATTCCTGCCAAATTTGAAGGCTCTGGCCGACCGGCTCGGCTCGCAGATGGTGAGTTTGTGATTGATGCTCGTACCGTGTCCGAGATTGGAAACGGCTCGTCTGAGGCTGGTGCCCGTAAGCTGTACGCCATGATGGAGCGCGTGCACAGTGCCCGCAAAAAAGCCAAGCGCGGCAAGCCGTCTGGCGCTGATAAATTCCTCCCCAAGTAAGGAGCACGTATGTCTAACGGTACGACTGGAACTACGACCGGTGTAAGAACAGGGTCATCGGCACTACCTGCTGTGGGTGGATCTTCCGCTTCTACCCTCTCTGAATGGGCTGGCCCGTATGTCACCGGTATGCTTGGCAAGGCACAAGCCCTGTCCGAACTGCCCTACCAGACGTATCAAGGTCCGCTGACCGCTGGTACCTCTGCGCTTCAGTCCAAGTACTTTCAAGGGCTTGGCAATCTGACGTTCCCCTCTCAATTAGGTCAGTCCTTTACCTCTACAGGTGCGCCTACTCTGCCTACTGCTTCGGCTACGGGTACTGCTGCACCCGGCTCAACCCAACCTACGGGTATTGCGTCGCAGTACATGAACCCGTATTTGAACGCTGTGCTGCAACCTCAACTAGCCGAGCTAAACCGGCAAGCGCAGATCCAGCAGATGCAGAACGCCTCTCGTATGGCCAAAGCCGGTGCGTTTGGTGGTGGACGTCAAGCCATTATGGATGCGGAGTTGCAACGCAATCTTCTGACCAAAGCCAACGAGGCTATTGGTACCGGATACTCCACGGCCTACGACAAGGCTTTGCAACAGTTCAACGTCGAGCAAGGTCAAGCCAAGACGCTCGCCGATACGATGGCTCAGGCCGGTGCGCAGCAGCGGGCGATCGAACAAGAAGGTATTACTGCGGACCTCAATGAGTTCTTGCAGCAGCGCGATTACCCGCTCAAGCAAGTTCAGTTTCTTCAGTCCATGCTTCAGGGTCTGCCTATCTCTACGGTTACCAATACACCTGCTCAGCAGAGCACGTTGGGTCAGTTGACTTCTACGGTTGGCGGTCTTGGTACGCTGCTTGAGAGCCTCAAGAAACTTGGTGTGGGCCTGGGGGGTTAATCCATGAATCTGATTCAGATCGCCGAGCGGCTGAAAGGCATGCCGATGGAGGCCGTGATGGCTTACGCCAACGGCATGAACCCCGAGGTGCCACCCTATGTTGCGCTTGGGGAACTTGAACGACGTAAGCGTATGCAGGCAGGTGCACAGCCTGCCGTACCTCCAAGCAACACCGTCAAGGATGAGGTCGAACAGTCGGTCGGCGTCATGGAGATGGACAAGCAGCGCCGTGACCAAGCCATGAACCAACTCATGGGCGGTATTGCTGCAAACCCCGTGCCCCAACAGATGTTCTCTGCGGCGGGTGGTGGTCTGGTGTCGTTTGCTACGGGTGATGAGGTTGAAGACTTTGATACCGAAGAAAGCGCCAAGGAGTTGTACAAGCGCGGACTAAAGCTGCTTGATCAAAGACCAGAAGTGCCGAAGTCACCACTGGAGTTGGAAGAAGAACTGCGCAAAAAATACCCCGAGCGTCTCGGCATCCTCAACAAGCCTATCGGACAGCAGGCACTTGCCGATCTGCAAGCACTTCAAACTAAGCAGGCTCAAGAGGATGCTCTTCAACAAAAAGGGCTCCGCGACCAGCGCAAGATGGAGTTCTTCAAGGCGCTGATTGATGCGGGTGAGGCAACCCGTGGACAGAAGGGTATTGGCGGACTCTTTGGCGGTTTTGGTCGCTCAATGATCGGTGCTGAAGAAGAACTCGGCAAACAAGAGACCGCGATCCGTGGTCGTAGCCTCAAGCGCGAAGCTGACATGATGGCCTTGCGTAGTGAGATTGAGAAGGCTCAGCGTGCTCGTGCCGAGGGCGATGTGCAAGGAGAAATGAAACACAAGCAAGCTGCTGCGGAGTTGGCCAACAAACTTGGCATTTCTCAGAACGCACTTCTGCGCGGTATGTTCCAAGGCATCACGACCCTTGCTGGTCGTGAGCGTACGGCTGAAGCTACTGAAGAAGCAGCAAAGTCTCGCGCAGCCGGTCGTGGTGGTGCGGGGCCGAAGACTACTGACTTCCAACGCAAGGTAGATGTGATTGCTGCTGACTACGAGCGTCAGGGTATGTCGCCTGAGGATGCACGTGCTAAAGCTACACGCGAAGTCATCGCCTCCGGCCCCGGCGTTACTTCAACCCAAGAGCGGGTAGATCAGGAACGGAAACAGTTGGCGGCTAAAGAAGCCGCTAGAGCAGCCGTACCGTTTTACGGTAAACCTGAATACGATAAAAAGTACGATGAGGCGTACGAACGCGCACTTGCGCGTCTCCGTCAAGGTCAAAGCCAAGGGCTCGGCTCACTGCCGCCCGGTGGTGCTCCTACTGGCGCTCCTGCCCCCGGTGCGCCTAAACTCCCGCCTGGATTCGTTCCTGTTAAATAAGGTAGCGTATGCAGAAGGCTTATAACCCGGCCACCGGGGAGGTTCTATTCCTTGTCGGCGATCAGTGGGTAAAGCCTTCTCAAGTCGCCCAAAACCCCCAGACGGGCGAGTACGCTTACCTTGTTAACAACAACTGGGAGCTATTCAAGCCTCCTGCCGCCCCTGCACCTGCTGCACAACAACCCGTAGCCGACGAGACAGAGCGGCTGCTTCGCCGCTTCCCGGCACCCAAGGAAAGCGTATTTCGGCAAGTTGCTGACGTTCCGCTAGGTGTAGCCAAGGGGTTTACACAGGGCGTTCGCATGATGGCGAACGTGTTTGGTGCGGGCTCAGATACGTCTAACACCATCAAGTCTGCGGAGGACTACCTCTCTGGGCTGATGTCCGCGCAGGCAAAGAACGACCGACAAGCAATCGCCCGCATCATGAAGGATGCGGAAGATAAGGGCGTAGCCGACCAAGTCCTTGCAGGTGTTAAAGCGTTCTCTGTTGCGCCGGTAGATACGTTATCCAGTGCGTTTGGTACCGCTGGCCCCATCATCCTTAGTGCGCTGGGCGCAAAACTGTTGGGTGCGGGTGCGCTTGCTTCTACAGGTATCAGCGCACTGATGGGCGCAGGTATGGGTGCCGGTACGATCAAAGGCACCATCTACGAAGAGACAAAGAGAGCACTTATCGAAGCGGGTGCAGACCCAGCAGAGGCGGAAAAACGCGCTGAGTTGGCTCAGCGGTATGACGGCAAGAACCTAGATCAGATCCTGCTCGGCACTGTGATCGGTGGCGTGGCGGGCGTAGGCCCGTTGGAAAAAGGCGCTGCCAGTGCACTGGCGCGTAGGATTCTTGGGGCTACTACCGCAAAGGAAGTTGCAGAGACTGCGGCTGCACCTGTTGCGCAGAGCGCAATTCGTCAACGGGCGGTGGCAGGTGTAAAAGAAGCGGTGCCCGAGTTTGGTCAGGCGTTCCAAGAGCAAACCGCAGGGAACGTCGCGCAGCAGCGCGAAGGGTTCAACGTACCTACTTTCCGTGGTGCAGTCGGCGCGGGTACGCTTGAAGGTCTTGCCGGTTTGAGCCTTGGTGCTCTTACAGGCGGTGCGCCCCCTGCCGAGCCCGCCCCCGCCCCCGAGCGTATTGAGCCTACCTTTGAGGCTCCTGCTCCCGCTCCGGCCCCTGCCACCGCCCCCGCTCCCGGACGTATTGAGCCTACCTTTGAGGCTCCGGCACCAGTCGCACCCCCTTCGCAGCCCCGTATCACTCCCGGTGCATCGGCACCGCTGAGTCCTGAGGAAATCGAAGCCAAGGTTGCCGACTACTCACGGTTCATGCCTGAGGAAGACGCTCGGCGCGTGGTGTTGGAAGAACAGCAGAAAGCTGCTGAAGCGGCTGAAGCAGAGGCTACCGCTGCGGTAACTGCGCCCCCTGCACCTGCACCTGCACCCGAGCTTGATCCGGTATTGCAACGACTTAAAGATCTTACGCAAGAACGTATTGACGCGGGCGTTCCGCCACAGCAAGCTGCGCTTCAGGCTCTTGAGCAATTGCAACAGGAGCAGCAAGCAGATGAGGATGCGGCTAAGGCAGCGGCAGAAGGAGAACAACGTGTTGCAGAACCTGTCACTCCCCCAAGTGGAGAAGGCATTGGCGTGGCTGGCGTCCCCAGTGAACAACCCCCCGCCGGAGGAGTTGCAGGAACTGAACGAACTGGAGTGGTTCCTACTGAGGCGGATGTTGGACAGCCTCCTGCACGAGAAGGAGAACAGCCCAGTGCAGTGACGCCAAAAGTTGAAGAGACGCTTGAAGAAGCAGATGCTCGTTTTGCTGCGGAAGATGCTGCGTACCAAAAACAAGTTGATGAGGACAAGAGTACTGGACAGTTCCATGCGCAGACGGCTTTTGATCAGCGCGGGGCATACAAAGATTTAGACGATGCGATTGATTCGTACCGTGAAAACTTGGCGGATACGCTGACCGAGCAAGGAATCACAGACCCCAACAGATTCAACGTAACGCTAGATGCGTTTAATGCGGAAGTAGCCAAACTCAAAGCCGCTGAAGCCCCTGCCGCCGCTCCTGCTCCTGCTTCCGTCGTTGAAGCCCCCAAAGGTAAGCGTGGCCGTAAGCCCCTGCCTCCTGAGCAGCAAGCCAAGAGCGAAGAGCGCCGCAAAGAGCAGCGCCGGGAAGCCAACGCCGCAGCGCGTGAGGTAGAGCGCCTGAAGGCTGAACTTGCCAAGGCTAAAGAAACTGTTGAGCCGGGCAACTACCCCAACGAGACTGAGTATTCTGAGGCAAAGATTTCTCAGGGCATGCGGCGCAAGCGTGCTCTTGCTGCCCTCTACGACTTCTCCCGCACCAACAGGAACAAGCCGGGACAGGAAGCCAAAGCTGTACTAGAGGCAGAAGCAAGCAAGCAAGAGATCGACGACATCGCCAAGGGGCATGCAGTCCGCAAGCAAGCCGCCAAGAAAGTTTCTCCGCAGCAGAAGGACGAGTCGCGCACTGCCGAGGCGGTCAACCCCAAACTCAAGGGCGTCACTACTGGCTTGCAGGCTATCGGTGTGTTGCTTCGTACGGGAACCATCTTCCAAAAGCTGATGGCCATGCGTATCCGTAACTCGGTGCGCAACGTAAAGGTGGTCATACTAGAGAAAGACGATCCGACTCCGTCTGCATTACTTACGGATGCCGTCCTCCCCTACTGGGAATCGGCCCGTGCTTTGTATGTGCACGACGACGCGACTGGTGCCGACACGGTCTACATCCGTGGAGAGAGTTTCGGGGCTGATCAGGGGCTAAACAACGTCACAGTACTGCACGAACTCCTGCATGCGGCTACCGCCCAGAAGCTGCAACTCGCCCTGCGGCTGATGAAGAGGGGGCTCGACTCCGGCGCTCCGGTAGTCAAAGCAGCCAAAGACATTCAGGAAACTATGCGTGCCGTAGCCGACGACTTCGTGCGGCAGAACAAAGCAGGCACGATCCCTCGCCACGTGGCTATGCTCTTCGCCAACACGGGCGGTGCGATCATCACTGACGTAAAAGAGTTTGTGGCCTACGGCCTGTCAGATCCCATATTCCAACGGTATCTGAACTCCATTACCGACGTTGTTGAGCCGAGCGAGACCTTCTTCAGCCGGTTTGTGGATGGCATCCGTGCGTTGTTCGGCATCCCCGAGGACATGCACACGGCCATGACCAATCTGGTCAACGCCACGGACAAGCTGATCTCCAGTCCCAAGACCGAGCGTATGCGCTTGCTTGAGGAGAAGGACAAGAAACTTGCCAAGGTGCTCGGTGAGAAGCAGCGGGTATCTCCGCAGACTAAGGACAAGCGCACGCTTGATGAGATCGACAAGGAAGTCGATGAGGCGTTGCTGAAGTTCCAACAGTCCAAGACTGCCGAGGAAGCTGCCGAGAAGGTTGGCCTCCTGCACTCGCTGCGTCGGTGGGAGGATCTGAAGCGTTACTTCAATTCGCTCTACAACACGCTTGACGCCAAGCGCCTCGGCACTGTGTTGTCGATTGTGCCTACTGACGTAGTCTCAGACTGGGGCTCAGGCAAGGTGCCCTCACTCAAGGACACTAACGACCTGCTCGTTGACATGCGCAACATGCAGTATCAGTTGGTCACGAGCGCGGCTGAAGTCAGCGAGAACATGGTGCGGGCTATCAAGAAAGACCCGAGCCTGTACGACAAGCTCGCTGAAGTAATGTCGGTGGCAACCGATGTGCGTGTTGATCCTGCGGTAGATAACCGCAACAAAAAACTCAGCGATCTGTATAACGACCTCGGTACTGAGGGCCAACGCATCTACAAGGAAGTGCGGGACTACTACACCCGCATGGTTGAGTTGTACTCGTCCTTGCTTGATGCACAGATCCAAGAGGCCAACCTCCCGCCTGATGCCAAGAAGGCGATCATGGCTGAGATACGCCGCAAGTTTGAACTCGATAAGAAGATCGTTCCGTACTTCCCGTTTGTCCGTAACCGTGGCACCCACTGGCTGCGGGTAAAGCCAGACCCAAAGAGCCCGTCTCAGTTTTACATGCTTGGCTCTATTGCTGAACGTGACGCAGTTGCGGCAGCTATTGCTGAGAAGCAGGGCAAGACGGTCAAAGAGTTGTTCGACGGCGGTGTGTTCAAGGCCGGAGACTCTATTGAGACTCTGAGGAAGATGGACGACACCGTCGGATTCAGCGAAAAGGTCAAGGACATCTTCAGTCAAATCGACAAAATGTCCAGCCTTGGCCCTAAAGATAAAGAGGCCGTAAAGAATTCAGTCTACGAGTTGTACCTAGCCACGGTGCCGGAACAATCTTTCCGCAAGGGCTTTATCGAGCGTAAGGACGTAGCCGGTTACAGCACGGATGTAGTCCGTGCCTTCTCCTCATCCTCTTTGCGCTTTGCCAGTCAGCTTCCGCGCATCAAGTACGGGCAGAAACTCCGCATGTCTTTGTTTGCGGGCCGGAAGTCTCTTGAGGGCAACCCCGACCAAGCCAAGTTGGAGCGGTTCGTTGGAGAGATGGAGACTCGCGTCGATCAGGAGTTGAACCCTGACATTCGCAAGGGGACGTGGGAATCGACAGTTGACTTTGTCACCCGACTCGCCTTCATCCATTACCTCTCGGCTGCGGGTTCAGCAATCCTGCAAGGCGTAGGTATTCTGTACGGCGCGAGCACGATTGGCGCTCGGCACGGTTACGGTGCAACTGCCCTAGAGATGGGCAAGATGATGCGCATCTTCGGCGAGTACAGCATCATTAAGAAGAACACTGACGGCACTACATCCATCAAACCCCCAAGCGTGGCTACATCTAAGCGCGTAGCCACAAATCCGATGGAGCGTCGTGCCATCCGTGAAGTGTTCGGTTCAATCACCGAGCACACACTCTCCAGCGAAGTGCTTGGGCGCGGTCGTGTATCTACCGCCAAGTTTGAAGGTCGCGGCTCTATGGTCGGTCGCGGGCTCTCGACTGTCGTGGGTGGCCTGTTCCACACAACCGAGCGGCTAGTGCGCGAGACGCTGTTCATGACCTCCTTCCGTCTGTCGATGAAGGAAGGGCAGAAGAAGGGGCTGAAGGGCGACGAACTGTTTGACTACGCCAAGCGTCAGGCCGTCGCCGATGTGTACGACAGCGTCGGCAATATGCGGGAAGAGAATCGCCCGCCGATGTTCCGCAACGCTACTGGCCGCTTCCTGCTTCAGTTCCTGCACTACCCGATGTTCATCACGATCCGGTGGATGCAAGAGTTCAAACGCATGCTGCCGTTCATGGGTAACGAAGCAAAATTCCAGGCATTCAAAGAGTTTGCCGGGATCATGGGCACCACATACTTGCTCGGCGGTGTGGTTGCGCTTCCGTTTGTCAAGGAGATGGCTGGCTTCATCGCCGCCGCCTTCGATGACTGGGATGAGGAAGACAAGCCCGCCGACATGCGCAACATGAGCTACTGGACTTGGTGGGCGAACGTGTGGCTCCCCGAGTACCTTGGGCAAGTTGGCATCTTCGGCAAGTCGCTCAACGATCTCACGGGTATGAGCGAGCAAGAGCTTGCGGCTGTGATTACTCGCGGCCCAGTAAACGCGCTCACGGGTCGGGACATCTCTAGCCGTGTCTCAATCAGCCCGACTGACATGCTGCTCGGTGGCCCCGATAAGGAAACTCGCACCACCCGCGAAGGTGCAATCGCGTTGGCTCTTGAGCGTGCTGGCCCTGCGGCAAATATGATGCTGTCGTACATGGATGCGTACGATGCTTGGCAGAACGGCGATATGCAGAAGACGATGGAGAAAATGCTTCCCGCTGTTGCACGCAACGTAGTCATCGCCGAGAAATACCGCAAGGAAGGCGTCAAAGACTACAAGGGCAACATTCTGATCGGCGAGGACTCCTTCACTAAGGGCGACTACCTGTATCAATCTATTGGTTTGCGGCCCGACGATCTCGCCAATCACCAGAAGGTGCTGTTTGAAATGTCTCGGGGCGAGAACAAGATCCGCTTTGAGCGCGAGCGCATCATCCGCAACACACGCGATGCCACTCTCAAGGGCGACACTAAGCGTCTGGAGAAGATGGCTCAGGAGCAGAGCAAGTTCAATGTGCGCTATCCAGAGTACGAGATAACCAAGGAAAACATCGACCGGTCGCTTGATATGTCGATTGAAGAACTCTTGGACTCATTCAAGGGATTCCGTCCCACGGACAAGAACATGCGTATCTTTGCGCCGACTGCAATTGAGTCCGGTCGTGCGTTGGCTGAGAGCCGCGAAAAGAAGAAAGAATAAAAAAGCCCCGGCGCGATGCCGGGGCTGAAGATGGAAGGAGCGAACTTCCAAAGGAGAAAGCAAGGCAACCATCCTTGCGCTCGCAAGTGTACGTCTACACACGCCACACCCGCAAGCCTTTTACCCCTTCGACCACTACAACCTTAAAAATTAGCGTTAAGCCCAAACGCTCTGCTGCCTGCCGTAGCGTACGTCTAGCAGCCACGTGGTTGATGCAGGGTACAAAGAACGAGTACCCTTTGCGCATCTTCTTCCAGTTGATTGTGTAACTAACCGTCTCGATCTGCATCGTCGGGCGAAGCGATGTACTCGTCCATCTTCAGGAACTCATCCTTGGTGGTGTCGAGTTCAACTGCACGCACAGCCGGGGCCACGATCTTCATGCCCTTGGACATACGCTTGTTGATCACGCCGACAAGGATGTCTTTCTTCTCGATCTGCTTGAGCCAGTCTTTGTAGCTGATCTGGCGCTCGGCGCAGTGGGCACGCAGGGAAGCCACCGTCACGAACATGCGCTTGGTATCCGGCTCGTAGCGGATGTGCAGTTCTCCCCTCGGTTCAAGGATGGGTGCGCTGTCAAGGTTGGTGCGTGCGTCGGCTCTGCCGTTGACGACCACGATGTTGTTGATGTGGCTGTTGATGAAGTCGCCGAGCATGTTGGTGACTTCCGTAGCGGGAGGGGCTATCTCCTCACGCATTGAACTGAGCATGCCCTTGAGCCATGTGTAGACGGCCTTCATGTCGTAGTCGTGCAGGCCGAGCTTCTTGGAGATCAAACCCCCGGTTATGTTGCACGCTGCAATGGCTGACCAGAAACGCTCCCGTGCGGTGAACTGCACCTCGGCGTCGATCTTTGCCTGTACTTGGCGCAGGGTAGCGATGGCTTCTTCAAGGTTGTTGACCAGCCACTGCGCGTAGATGTCCCCGGCGTGGCCGTAGTTCTCCATCAACTGCTGATCGAACATCTGCTTGCCCTCGGCAGTGCCGATGACGCTCGTGGGTTCGATCTGATACTCAAACAAGCGCATCGATTCGCCGTCCGGGGAGTCCTTGGCCAGACGCAGCTTCTCGTAGAACGTAGCGTTAGCTGAGGTCAGGGTGATGCCCTGCCAACTCGTCAGGTTCACACGCTCTTCGTTGGAGGATGCCTTCATCCGGTTCTTGCCCCGGCCTTGGCTGATGCTGTACGCGAGGTCGGAAAACTCCAGAGGGCTTGTGTTCGTGATCTCGTCGATGGTGTTGGCGAGGTTGTTGAGCACGCCCAGGCGATGCATCTTTGCGTTGTAGGTGTCTTTCCAGATTGAGGCCAACTGCTTGGGGTGCCCAACGATGCTGTTGCACATGTACAGCGTAGTGGACTTGCCAGTGCCAGACTTTGGATAAATCACGTTAATGATGGCACCACTAATACCCGTGAACTTGAGCAGCAGCGATCCGAACCCAGTAAGAGCAGCAAATGCGTGCGGCTCCAAACCGGGACGAGAGTACATATTGAATGCCTCCTTCCACTTCTCAAACGAGCCAGTCGGCTTTACGTGCTCCACGATGCTTTGCGTGGTGGTGGACGGTGGGCTGTAGAACGAGCCGTCCTTTGTGATCTCCCGATCACCGATGATGATCTTTGAGTCCTTATCGACCCAACCAAACTGTGTGCGCATGATTTCTGCTCTGCCTGTTATTTGTAGGTTCTTTACTGAACTGATGAGGTAGTTCAGGATGTTCTTTGTCTGGGTTTCCCCTGCTGCAACACCCTGCTTGGCCAACGCTTCGCGCAGGCGCTCCTTCACCACGAGTTCCGACAGTGGTACGACAAACTCCTTGAGGCCGTCTCGTGGCAGGTGCAGGTGCATCAAAGCCGCTTCACCCGCAAACGGATCTTTCATCCGCTTGACTACGTACAAGTTGTTCTCGTACACGAGGGCCGGGGGTTCCTCTTCGCCGACTGTCATGTAGACCGCACCACTTTTAGCGCGGAAGTACGGGTCTGGCAAGGGTGGATATGTGACGCTAGCGGTAGCGTGCTCGCCCTCTTCGCCGTCACCGTCGTCGGGCACTTCTTCTCTGGCGATCTCCAGGCCGAGCATGATGGGCGACTTGAACTTGCCCTGGTTGGGGCACCCTTCGCAGCCACCGGGGTTCTCGTGCTCAAAGGTCGTGCAGAAGTGAGGGCCACCAATGTCAGCGGCTTTCTTCTCGGTCTCCCCTTCTGAGTAGCCGGGGTGATCCTTCGACATCTTGTGGATGGCTTCGTCGCGGTCGATGCAGTGGGTCGCAATAGACAGGGCCGAGCGCCACAGGTTGTACTCAATGTCGGCTTGATTCTCGTAGCAGTAGAGCAACTGCTTGCAGCCTTCTCCTTTGGCTGACTTGATCATGATGGTGCTGAACCGCTTGACGCGATCCTCCAACATGGATTCCATCAGGGGGCTCATCCGACGAGGGATGTAGTCGCGCTCTTCCTCAGGCTCGGGCGCGTTGATCAGCGCCTTCCAGTCTTCGTAGCTGCGTACGTCGTACTGATCGTTGACGACGGTTACAACCTGAGGGTTCTGTCTGTCTTTGAAGTTGTACGTGCCGGGTTCTCGCAGCACGCGAGACGCCTCAAACACAGCCGTGTCCACGATCAGCTTTTCTTCCAACGCGAGGTCGCGCAGGCGCTTGGACAACGACTCCCACACGTTGCGGGGAAGGGTCTCGGACAGCACCCAATAGAAGTGCAGGCCGTAACCCGAGTCGATGATGATGGGGCGGGGGAGATTTAGTTTTCTACAGAAAGCCTTAACTGCTTCCAAACCAGTACGCTGGTCTATGTAGCCGCAGATCTTGCCCTTCTTGTTGGGGGCTGCTTTATCTGGGCCGCAGTCAATGTCCATCCACAGTGATCGGAAGAACTTGGCGTTGGAATGCTCTCTGTGTCCTGCATCTCCAAACTTGGCGCAGCCGAAGTACGCATCGAAGCCGTTATCTACGAGCCACTTAGTCTTCTTGTCAAGCTCTTCGCGTGTCTCGTGGAACGTCTGCTCTATGTATCTTCCCTTGCCCCATGAGCAGTACATACCCTCTGGAGGGAGTACTACGCTTAGCAAATCAAAGTTGCTTGTCATTGGGTGTTGGATTGAAAGGGGGGAAGTGCGGGGCGCTTAGCCCCGCTACCCGGATTACTGCTTCGTCAGGCGTGCGAGGTAGGCTTCTACTTTCCGTATCAACTCCAGCTTCGGCCCGTGCTTCCCCTCAAACCAGTTGTACACGGTCTGACGGGAAACACCGAAAGCCTTGGCTACGTTTGATACGGGCACGTTTTTGGCAATGCAAGCACGGCCCAACGCTACGCCTAACAGACGCTTATCGGCGCTTTTGTTCGCCGCTACGGTTTGTTGGCTGTACCCGTATGTCATCTATTAGTCCTCGTCGCTCCACGCAGAGACCACGTCGGCAAGGTTCTTCTTACCAGACGGAGCTTCCGGGTCGGCCTTCTTGCTTGCACGCTTGGTAGGCTCGGGCTCCTCGGCCTTGGGAGCAGCCAGAGCAGGCTGCTTCACAACGCCGTCGGCTTGGGAGGGAGTCATGGTGACAAGCGCCTTGGTCTGCTCGGTACCGGCAACCTTACCGACTGCCTCGTACTCCGTGCGGTTGATGTAGCGCACAGGGTTGAACAGCACGGATTGATTGTCGTTCTCGTCGTTGAACGAGATGCGCGTGACCACGTAGTCGATGCTCTTGCCGTTGCTGCTGAGGTACTTGGTGTAGTTCTCAAACGTGAACGCATCGCCGACGTTGTCGCCGAACAGCGACTTGGAAGCGAGGTTCAGTTGGTACACCTGACCCTCAAGGGTGCTGCCGAAGTCCTGCTCAAGCAACACTGCAATGCGACGGCTGTAGCGGCACGCCTTGGACTGACCCTGACCCGAACCCTTGACGTTCTGGGGGCAGTCGTTGCAGTTGTGCGACTGACGGTTAACTGCCTTAGCGTCGGGCGTCATGCCGTCATTGCTGAAGCAGTCGGGAGCGGTCGGCTCGGCATCGGGGCTCCACGCCTTAGCGTAGAAGATGCGGCCCACCTTGGGTGCAGCGTTGACCACAATGGCGTTGAGATCGCCCTTGATCTTGCCCATCTCTTCGCCGCCGACGACGAGCTTGAACGTGCCGTTCTTGGGCACGATACGCTTAACGCCAGAGCGACCCGCAAGCTGCTTGGTCAGTTCGCTTACGCCTGCGGTTTGCAGGAAGTCGGGGAGGTCTTGGCTGAGGATGATGTTGCTCATTTCTAACTTTCCTTGGAACGTCTAACGACCACGGTGAATTCCCGCTCGACATTGAGCCCTGCGGGATGGCTATTGGGATTCTCTTCAAGAAACTGCTTCATGTGGGTCTGATGAAGCCGCTTCTCCAACAGGGCGTATGCACGATGCTTCTCGATGAAGCTGTACATCGAATCCCAATCATTCGTCCAGTACCGTGACTTGACTGAACGGATGATCGTCCCTGAGTTGGTCTTGATGCTGTTGGCGTCCACAGACTTGCAGATCTCCAACATCTCGCCTTCGATGAGCTTGAGTTGGTTCTCCAACTCTTCGTCGGCACGCTCGTAGTTGCGCTTGAGATCAGTGCGTGCGTCACGGATACGGATGTACGTAGCCGTAAGCTGCTCAAGCGGCACGCCGCTGATCGTGGGGGTAGGTTGGTCTTGGACTTGGTCGTCCACGGTTCGCTCCTTCTTGGTTGTGATGGGTCTTATTATGGAGGGCAACTTGACTTTGTCAAGTACCTTCCGACAATTCTTGTTTGTAAAGCTCGATGATCTTCTCGTGGTTGGAGATGTTGCTGCGCAGCAGTTGGTACAGCCGAGCCTCGATGGGACTGCCCTTGATGTGCACCACTGTCATGGCGTTCTTCTGACCGGGGCGGTCGATGCGTGCGTTGGCTTGCAGGTAGGTCTCAACGCTAGTCACGGGAGCGTACCAAACGACGGTGTCGGCTGCGGTCAGGGTAAGTCCGTGGGATGCGGCCTGCGGCTGAATGATCAGCACGCGAGGGTTGTCTTGCTCTTGGAATTTCTTGACGAGTTCTGTACGCTTGTGTACGGGTACCTCGCCGTTGATCACGTCTGCTGTGATGCTTTGCTTGGTCAGGTGATCGTGCACCTGCTTGATCGTGTGCGTGAACGGAACGAACACAAGCACTTTGTGAGAGGCTTCGTCGATGACTTCCTTGACTGCGTGTAAGCGATTACTTGCATCGAAATCCACGACCTCACCCGTGTCGGTGTAGACCGAGCCGCATGCTATCTGGAGCAGCTTGCTGAGCTTGACCGCTGCGTTGACTGCGCTGACCTCTTCACCCGCTGCCTCCATGAGCATGTCGGTCTTGAGCTTCTTGTAGTACTTGATCTGCTGCGGCGTCATCGGCGCGTCCCGGTCGGCGAACGTGACCTCCGGGAGATCAAGGCACTGCCGCTTTTCAAATCGGATGGCCGGTTGTAGTACACGATGCACGACCGACTGAGCCGCAGGCTTGGGTGCCCACCGATACTGCGTTACCGGATACATCACCTGATCACGGAACTGCCCGAAGAAGGGCGGCACTCCATCAGGGTTGACGAGCTTGGCCAGACCGTAGGCATCCACAGGCGACTGCGCGGCGGGGGTACCCGTGAGCATCCACAGACCCTTGACGTGCTTCATCACGTCGCGCAATGTCTTCCATCTATCGGTCTGTGCGTTCTTATAGGCAGAGGCTTCATCGACCACGATCAGATCGAATCCACCCGCGATGATCTCAGCTTTGCAGATAGACACGCCGTCGAAGTTGATGATGACGTACTCAGCACCAGCCTTGATGATCTCCTTGCGCTTAGTCGCGCTGCCATAAGCCACATCTACACGGCGGTGCACCGCAAACTTAAACAGGTCTTGCTGCCAAGCCGAGTGCATGATGGACAGAGGGCAGACGATCAGCACGCGCCGGATCAACCCCATCTTCATGAGGTAGTCGGTTGCCCAGATCACCGAGGCCGTTTTACCCGTACCCTGCTCGTTAAAGCAGAAGGCTTTGCGCTGACCAGACAGAAACGCCGCCGTCTCCTTCTGATGCAGGAAGGGGGACAGCCCCGGAGGGCATGGCCAGTTGTAGCCGGGGAGAAAGTCCTGCTGTTCCATTAGTTTTTCTTGGTGTTGCTCTTGGCTTCTACCCGCTTCCAAATTGCTTCAGCATCTTCGGGCGGCACTTCGGTTGAGTTCTCAAACAGCGTGCCGTTCTCCATCATCTGCTTGATGGCAGCGATCATCTCGTCGAGTTCTTCCTGCGTGCCCTCAAAGTCGTCGAAGCACCCGGGTGCGAACTCAATTTTGGTGTCTTTGTTGGTGTTGTCCATGAAGGATTTGAGTTTTTGATTTGCGTTGTGGTCGCCACTCATTGCTGCATCACCTTAATAAGCTGTTGGAACTGACGCAGCAGGGCGGTGTCCTTCTCGATCTTCTCCATCTGCTCCTCGACCTCGATAGCCGTAGCTTCAATGTCGGCAGCAAGTTGGTGCATGCTCTGAATGATGGTCAGGACTTGCTGAGACAAACCGCCGATGCGTTCAAGCGGAGTCACGTCGGATGCAGCCTTCTGCGGGGCGGGTTGTGTATTGATCGGGGGCATTTCGGGTTCCTTGGTTTCCTTGACGGGCGGTTCAAACTCGGCGTTGGCGACTGCTACTTTGACTTGGGGTACCTTGGCTCGGACTTCTATACGGGCCCAAGTGTTGTTCGGGAGTTCTCGCACTAGCCCTGCGCTCTTGAGTGAGTTCAGGCAACCGGAGACGATGCGGTGATCCCGCTGCCCCGTAGTGCGTGCCAACTCGGCCATGATCTGTGCAACAGACCAAGAATCCTCTATCGGTACTGCGTGGTAGACCTTCTTTGCTTGCTCGCTAATTCCTCTGAAGATGGAATTAAATTTGTTCTCGGTCATTGGTGGCTCCTTCGTAGCTCCTTCATTGGCTGCTTGTACTCCGTCATAGAACCCGCGCCCGTAGACGCGGTTTAGTTTTTGGCGAATGTTCTCATCCATGACGGTGCTCTCTGGTTACTTCTTCTCGCGCTTGCTCGTCTCGGACACGACCTTGTGGTTCGATGCACGCTTGAACGAACGGTTGGCACTTGGCGCTTGCAACTTGACACCCTGCTTGTTTGTGCCACCTTTGCTCAGTGCGACCTTGTGGGCTAGGTCTTTACCCTCTCTAGCATCAGCAGCACCGTTTCCGTTGCGGTCGGCTTTGCCTTTGTCGAACGACTCGCGTGCACGCTGACGCTCCAGGCGTTCGTCTGCTTCGCCCCGAGCCAACTGCTGTTGGTACTCTTTCTTGTAGGGGCGGGGTTTATTCACGTACGGCATTTTTGCCTCCTTCAAACTGTTTCAGTGCTTCGGGGCCCGTGACCCACAGAGGCTCACGACCTTCCTTTTCTATGTCCTGCAACATCTTGCCAACCGAGACGCTGATCTCTAGCAGCATGTTGTTCTTCGATCTAACGAACTCTCGTTGAACGATCTCTTTGACCTGGGCGTCAAGAATGTCCCCAACCACTTCACGCACACGGCGCTTCAATTCAGCCTCAAGGATCAGTGCGGTATCGGTTTCTTCGTTGGTCATTGTTTCTCCGCTTTAATAGATCGAATGTTGAAGTATGCGTTGGGTGTGTGTTTGTGCAACCGCTTCATCTCGTAGCCCAGATAAAGCGCAGCGCAGATGAACTCCCCGTTGCTGACGTATTGATCTTTAGCTTTCTCTACAACATGCTTAAAGCCGTAACTAGAGCAGGCAAAGTTGATTGTCTTTCTGCGGTCAAAGGCGTCATGCTCAAGCAACCATTCAACGCATACCTCGGTGCCTTCTATCGTTGGTGGAACCTTAGATGGCGGTTTCGTACCAGTCCGCTTGTAGTGCAACAGTCGCATCAGGTCTGTGTCGAATCCGTTTGCCGTCAGGTCTTTATGCTTAGTTAGCACCTTGTTGAATCTTTCAACGTCCACAGTTAGCTCCTGTTGTGTTCGCATGACTTCACCGGACAGAATCGGCACAGCGGCCCGGTGACTGGGTTCCACACGTCGTGCTCAAGCGACCGCTCCAGTTGCTTGATTGTGGGCATGACGCCGCCGATGTATTCCTTGCGCTTGCCCACGTTGTGTTCTTTGCGGACGAACTCGTTGCTCACCACGAACAGCAGGGCCGACTTGATCTTATGCACGTCGGGGAAGTGGGCGAACACGGCGGTAGCCATCAGGTCAAGCTGCTTGGTGTCAGCATAGCGTGCGCTCTTGCTCGTCTTGTAGTCAACCATGTGGGCCAAGCCCTTGTTCTGATCCACGATCAGCAGGTCAACGATGCCGTGCCACCACACGTCCGGTGCCTTGAACGCGCAAGGTTGTAGATCTTTGGTCAGCCCAAGCTCCAGTTCGCAGTACTTGTCGCCGGGGATCTTCTTCAGCGCGTCAAGGATCGGCTCCATGTACGAGTACTTTTTCGGCATGGGCTTGCCGTCACGCACGTGTTCCTCTGCGGCTTTATGCACGTCACTCCCGTACAGCGCCGCCTCATGCGGAACGTCCTTAACGTCCTTGGCTATCTTGAGGTGGTAGTACTTCTTCGGGCACTGCTCAAAGGTCTTGAGACTGCTGTACGACCAGACGATATTCATTCCTCAACCCTTTCGTACGTCACCTCAAAAATGTCAGGCTTGCAGGGGTAGTGCTCACCCTTCACGCCAGTGATGATCCAGTCGCCGGGGGTGACGTAGTGAAGCCCCTCCAAGGTGTCGATCATTCCGAGGTCGGCAGAGTCAACTCCAACCTGCTCGGCATACCAAGTCTCGACCCCTTTTGATACTGCCGGATACACCGCAGGATGATCCCCATGCTTGAACCACTGCGTAGCCTCAATGATCACGGGCTTCTTCCTGAATTTCATTACTTATCCTTCTGCTGCATTACCTTCAAGGCGGCATGCGTCTCCGCTGCCCAGCGAATAGTCTGTAGTGCTTGCTCTAGTGCTTCGTACCAATTCTTCGCAAGCGCCGCCTCATGCAGCGCCCTCAGTGCGGCCTCCGCTTTCATAGCGGGGTAAGCGTAATCAACAATCTCCGTAGGTTTGTCCATGTCCAGCCTCACAGTTCAAAGGTAAATCAGGTGCCCACGACGGGCGCAGGCGCATACAAATCTCAACGAACTCCTGTCCACGCTCGGCTTCGTCTTCAGGGATCAGGCACGCGATGGCGTCATGCACCGTCATCACGACTCGGTACTTCTTGGCGATCATCAGCATCTGCTCACCGATGACGATACGGGCCAATGCCTGACAGATGTTCTCCACCACTTTACCGCCGTAGATGCGGTTTGGCACCACGGTTTTCCCCTTCTTGGTGTCGTATACGTATTCGTATTTGCCACTCTCGGGGTCTTGGCGTTTGCGAAGGTTGGGGTACTTCAGATACATCCCGTTGGGCAGACGGATGCCCCGCTTGCCCTCGACTTTCAGCAGACCGTCTCGGCCCAACTCTCCAGTCTGGTCGGCAGCGATCCAGTCCAGAACTTCGTGGGACTTGCGCCAGAACTCAGTGATCTTGTGGTTAGCTGCGCGGTAGGTATTGATGATGTGTTGGGCTTCCTCCAACTCCACAACCACGGGCTTCTGACCGTTCTTCAGCGCCACCTGAAACTTCTTAGCCCCCATGCCATAGCCGCACCCAAGGATCGTGGTCTTGCCCACGAACCGTTCCATCTCATCCCTCTTGGTGATCGTCCTGCCGTAGATGGCTGAGGCCATGATGCAATACACATCCTGCCCCTTCTCAAAGGCTTCAACCAAATCGTCCTGCTCGGCAACCCATGCGAGCGTACGTGCTTCGATCTGCGATGAGTCGGAGTCACAGATCACATAGCCCACCGGGGCAACGATGGCCATCTTCAACGGAGAAGAGCGCGGCAGGTTCTGGAGGTTGAGCTTGTCGTCCCCGCCCCACCGCCCGGTGTGGGCTGCGTAGTAGCGCAGGGGCACGGGCATCGTGCCTCGCCCAGAAATCTCAATGAACCGCTGCGTGCGGGTCTCCTCAATGGTGGACTTCACCCCAAGCCGAGCAGAGACGATGGCCTGTATCTTCGGATCTGGATGCTCAAGCAACGCCTTGAACGCTTCATCGGACTTGGAGAAAGCGTACGTCTCCTTGCCCGTGGTCGGGCTGATCTTCATCGGCGGCTCGACGTTGAGTATCTTGAGCGTTGCAGCGAGCTTGTGGTTGGACATGAGCTGATCTTTGTCCACCATCGTCACGGCGTCGAGTAGCTCTTTCTTTGCTACCTGCACGTCATGGATGTGGTCGAGCAGCAGGTTCGTGTCCAAGTACAGCGTCGGCTCCGAGAACATGCGGATCGTCAAGTCGATTAGGCGAAGCTCAGACTTCGGGAAGTCGGCGGCGAGGTGTTGGAACAAGTCGTAGGTCAGCGCCACGTCGTTGCAGCAGTATTCACCGTATCGGGCTAGGGCCGTTGGCTGAAAATCTACTCGGCGCAACCCCTTGGCCGCGATGACCTCTTCGCCCTTGACGCCGATTGCATAGTGCTGAGCTAGGGTAGCAAGGCTCCCGCCAACTTCCGTGCCATGAACAGCACGAGCCATGCTGAGAGTATCAAGCCAACCCCGAGGGCAAATACCAAAATGCCAATGAAGAATAGCGGCATCAAACATAGCGTTATGAGCCAACGCCAGATGAGAAGGAAAGTCATAGCCCTCAAGGAATTGTTTGATCTCTTTGCGAGTTCCGGTGAACCACTTGGGCTCACCATCGCCCTCCTGCACCGCCACGCCGATAACTTCAAACTTCTCGTCACGGATGTACTCCTCGGTCGTCAGCTTCGTCAGGCTGAACTCTTGGTCGTAGTACGTTTCAAAGTCGATGGTTAGGATGTTCATCCGTTGAGTGCATTGAGTAGGTTATCGAGGTCTTCAAGGTTCGTCTCGTTGACCACCATTGCCGTGCCGCCCTGCGCTCCGATCTGAGCGAGGTGCTTGTCTTGCAGGGCCGTCGTCTTGCCTTTGCCTGCCTTGGCTTCGATGGCGAGGAAGTGCCCTGCCACGCAACACAGGAAGTCAGGCACGCCGCTGTTGCCGTAGCCCGTGCCGATAGGCATGGCGTAGTAGATGCCGTGCTTCTTCAGAATGGCCTTGATCTTGTCCTTGACCTTGGACTCTGGAGTTGCTGCCATTACTTGACCCACTCCATGAACGTGACGCCTTTGTGTTGGTAGATCGCTAAACGGAAGGGCTCAGCACCTGCGTTCTCCCCGTACTCATCATTGGGCATGTTGCAGTGCTCGCACCAGAACTCAAGGATGAGGCCGTTGCGGTCTCTGCTTGGGTTGGCCGAGTCTGCGCGTGGGAAGTCGGTGATCGTTACCTCGCGGCCATCTTGCGCAATCACGCGAACCCAGTTGGGCTTGTCGGCGTATTCGTAGATGGTTGCGTTGCCTTGGTGCAGGTAGTTCTCTCCGCAGTGCAGGCATTCAAGGTCACCGCCCTCGCTAAGCCTCGCAGGGTGTCGCTCTTTCCACATGGGTCGCTCCGTGTTGTTATGCGCCCATCGTAGCACCCTCCTTGACTTTGTCAAGTACCCCAGACCTCTTAGGGAACTGGTGCATACCCGACCTAACAAAAGTTAGGCACGGGCGTAAAAAAGCCCCGCAGCGCGGGGCATGCGGGGCAGTTGGGGTGTTATCCCCCTGGAGAGACAAATGCACTCATGCCGTGGTGTTCAGCACATCACGCAGCTTCATAGCGTACCAAGCCATCTTGCCAGCGTCAACTTCGGCTTCGCCTTTCTTGCCTACACGGGAGGCGTACTTCAAGGCGCTACCCTTGAGGTAACCAATGAACTCCTCCTTGGTCAGCTTGGCCTGGATGAAGTCGATGGTCTCGATCCCACCTGCCTTGTAGTGGGCCGGGTGGTTGACCAAGTCGTCCTTCGGGTTGTGCGCCAGTCGGGTCACATCCTCGTGGAACTTGGCCTTGGGAAACAACTCTTGTTGCACTGCGGGAGGCACGGGCACAGTCACGCTGAACGTGTTGTTGTGCACCGCATCAATGTTGACTTCCTTCAACGTCGGGCTCGGTGCCTTGGGCTTCTTGTACTTGATTGCATACACCAAACTAACCTTTACGCCCAGTGCTGCGGCCACCTCTCGGGCCTTGGCCTGAGGGTTCTTAGCCAGATAGCGGCGGATGTGTTCACTCATTGACAGTTTCTTGCGACCCATTTTGGGGCTCCTTCAGTTTCAGTTCGTCTCTAACATACTCGGTAAGAACAGCACGCATCTGCGCTTGCTTGTCATCGGGGTGGTACTTGTTGAAGTACTCCATGACCTCTTGGCTTAGACGTATGCTCGTACAGAAAAGGGCGGGTTTCTTACCAGGGCCGCGCCCCTTACGCTTTGGTTGCTCAGCTATCTCCTCTAGCATTAACACTCCTTTGGTTGAAACAATCTTCCTTCGGCCTTGCACGGGCCTCGGGTTCGGTTATCGATGCAGGTGCCGATCCCTTTGCTTGCTTTGAAGGGGTTGGCGGCACAGCGCATAACCAAGTTGCCCGAGTAGACGCTAGGACTATCCTCGCTCGGTCGGTAATGCTTGCATCGTTTGCACAGTTCACGTTGGGTTCCCCATTCATACTTCGGTAGGGTGAAAGGCATGTTGCTTCAATAGATTGCAAAACCTATCAGCATAACCACAAGCAACACGGCACATACCACCAGGGATAAGACCAATCGCCCCACTAACTCAAACGCTTTGTCCATCTCCTCCGTCTGCCTGTCCATCTCGCTTACTCCTTTCCTGCATCATGGCCTCGGCTACATCGAACGCAATCTCAGCGATGCTCTCGGGGTTGGAGGGGGCAGCACCCGCGCTGACCCATCCAAGCATCGCCAATCCTGCGTAGAAATCTCTGAGGTGTTTGTCATCCATCAGTACACCTAACATTTGTTAGAGCAACGCCTCAGGTGCGCCCTCGGTGGGGTCTACCTTCTTCTTGCGTTGTCGTGGTTGTTTGTATGGCTGACCCTTCCATGTCGGGAAGGGCCAGACCTTCGGTGGCGGGTCTAGCGCGTCCGCTTTTCGACGGGTTTTGCCAGTAGCCATCGGTCACCCAATCTACGCACGGACTTCACCCATTGCCGTTGGTTGTGCCTCTGCGTGTGGATAGGCACGTAATCAACAGCGAACAGTTCGCGCACCATCTTCAATGCTTTGGTGTTCATCATTGCTCCTTCACTTCCGGCGTGATCACGAATGCGTCGGCTTTGACACGGCAACCCACATCTCGAACCATCTGGTGATCTTCCACCAGCTTGAGCATGCCGATCTTCTCTCGCATGTAGTAGGGCAAGGTATCGTTCGTGTATGTCTGTGGTTCGCCTTTGCCCTGCACCACGATGTAGCGATCACTTTCCAATACTACGACAAGCGCCTCGCCTTTGTCAAACAGATCCTTGACATTGTCAATGATCATGCAAACTTCCATGATCTCGTCGTACTTGTCTTTGTACTGGGCTCGATTCGGGAACTCAGCAAGGTACTGATCCATGTGGTTGGCTGTGAACTGATCTGAATTCTCCATAAGCTCCGCACGCCTACGATTCACATCCCAACTGATGTTAGATCTAGCACGGCCAAGAACTGCCTCGGCTTCCTCGCGTACCTTGTCGAGACGCTCACTCGTACCCAGTCGGTAGAAGTGCTTGCGTATGGCGAGCAGTGCCTTCTCGGAGCTTTCAGTCCTGTAGCCACTACCGCGCTCACGCTTGGCGTCGATGCGCTCGTTCTTCACGACCAACTTGTAACCTGATCGGCAGTACTCGACGCCGATAGAGCCTAGCATCTCCCCACCCTCGGAGATGGTGACCTTAGTAGCTATGGCTTCGGTGCTCCAGATTCCGTGGTCGGCCACCGTGAAGATCCAGTTGGGCTTAGCCAACACCAGAGGGAACAGAGTGTCGTGAAGGTACTTGTTGATCTTGCGCTTGGGTTGCTCGACCGATTCAAATTCCTTGTTAAGGCGCACGTTGGGTTGAGTGAGCATTGCGCCTGTCTGCTCGGCTATGTTTGGAGTGATCATTGCTTTCTCGCTTTCTTGGTTGTTACTAACAGTTGTTAGGGTCGGCTGTGTTACCAGTCGAACTTGCTCAGGATGGTGTCCACCCGAGACTTCATGGTCTCCCGCACGATGGGGGATTCCTTGATCGCTTCGATGTCTGCGCCCACCATTGCTTGCTCCAACTGACGGCGGGCTTCTTCCAACTTCGGATCTCCGGTTACGTTGAGCTTGGTAAGCAACGCGCACAGATCGGTGGCGTTGGTAACCAGAGTCTCGTGGTAACGCTTCTTGGGTTTGTCGTCGTTGCTCGTGCTCGGCTCATCGGTCAGCTTCTCGCTCATCGCCGTCAGCGTGGCATGCAGTCGCTCCCACGGCTCACGCATAGCCTCGGCCAAGCGCAGGTCATAGTCGGCTGCGTACTTCTGCTGTAGCTCCTGCAACTCTTCGTTGGCTACATCCAGTCGGAAGTCACCCGCCTCAGGCAGAGGGGAGATGACATAGCGGAACCCGAACCGATCCCGCACCTCATCCAATGATGGGTAGTCCTCGGCCTTGTACAGCTTGCCCAGGTGCAGGGGTGCATCGTTGAGCAGTTGCGGGTACGCAAGGAAGAAGTTGTCGCAGAACATGTTGAACTTCTGCTCGGCCTCGTTGATGAACGCCTTGTAGTCAAGGAACATCGAAGTAGGCAACAGACGCTCGCCCTTGTCTGCCCACGGCAGGGTCATACGCAGGTGCTTGACACGGCAATGCGCCGCGTACTTCTCAATGTCTTTGCGCAGGCTAGTACCCGCAAACAGATCCTTCATGAACTTGCCTGCGTTGATACTCGCGTTGGCGTTGGTGTTGACTGCGTCGGTTACTTCGCGGTCGAGCTTGGATGCGGGCCACACGCTGATGTTGAGTGAGGCAAGAACGGCTGATGATGAGATGGACATGGTTCGCTCCTATGTTTTACGGTTGCTCTAACAATTGTTAGGTGGTTAGGACTTCTCAGGTTTACCCGCCAACTTCGCCATGTTGTACAGGTCGGTGCCGAGTAGCCTGAGGTTGCCGATGAAGTGGGTGTCGTTGCTGTAGATGTGGTGCGTGTTGGGCTCAGGGCTAGGCCGATACTTCTCTTCGTACCTCTCTGCCTTACCCAACAGTTCAGCAACCGTAACTGCATCCTTGAGATCGAGGACGTAGTTGGTGTATTCAAGAGTGAGGATTGCCTTAGACATTGCTGCTCCTTTATTCCCAGTCAGTGACATGAACTGTTTTGCCATTGGGAGCGACAGTCGTGTTACCCCCAACGATGCACCAGAGGACGGGGCACGACCAAGCACCGCCCCAATCGTCGCCCACATAACCGTCCGTAAGGACGATGACGCACTCAGGTTCAATCTTCTTCTCCTTCATGTACTCAGTGATACAGGTAGGCGAGGTGCCACCACCGCCCACGGGTTTGGTTGACTGCACAAGCGAGTCCATAGACTCAGGGCCGTAGGTCTCGTGTGCCACTACGCTGCTACCCCAGTACAGCAAGTCCACCATCTCAGGCCGCACCGTTTCAAAGATAGCCTTCGACTCGGACAGGAACGCATTGAGTTCAGACCCACCGATGGAGCCAGAGGTGTCGATGGCCAACACGATGTGACCCACCGTCTCGCTCACTAGCGTAGGCATATACACACCCGAGCCGATGAACCGCCGGTTGACCCTGCGCCATGTGGATACATCCTTACCTGCACACACGGACTTCACGAACTCACGGAGTACATCTCTCCAGTCGATCTTGGGTGCAAGCAAGTCGCCCAACTCACGCGCCAGTCCACTCGTGCCTGAGCCTTTGACTTTCTGCTCGGCCATGACACCCTGACGGATGGCTTGGTCGATCTCGCGCTCAAGCTCCTTCTTCTCCTCCTCGGTCAGTTCACGCGCACCGTCCCAGTCGTGGTCGTCGAAGCCTTCGTCTTCACCGTCCCCGCCACCGCCGCCATTCTTCTGCTCCTGCTTGAGAATGTCGAACACCTGCTTGGCATTCAGGCCACGGAACCGCTCATCGATCAGACCCAACAGCTTGCCGTCCTTGTCCTTGGGCATGGCAATGTCCACCTCGTACGGGTCGAGGTCACGCAGTTGCAGGTTGATCACGAAGTCACACGCACAGTTAGCGAGGTGGCTGTCCTCATCATGCAGCTTGCGCCATGTGGTCAGGTGCCGATACATCTTGTGCATAGCCTCGTGCAACACAACGAAGGCAAGCTCCTTCTCGTTGAGCATCTTGATGAACCCCGTGCCGTAGGTCTCGTCGCGTCCGTTGGTACGGGCAGTCGGAGTCTTGTCGTCCACGAAGGTCTTGCCCACCATCAGGACGCCGGACATGAGTGCGAACTTAGGGTTACGCAAGAGACTGATCTTCACCCGTTGGAGCTTGCGCTCCGGGGTCATGGTTGCTACTAACATTTGTTAGCTCCTTCTTTGTTTACAGCAGGTCTTGGTTGTCGGCGACCCACTTGCTGAAGTCACGGTTACCGAACGCGATGGACTGCTTGCTCGTGTTGCGTGCAATGTTGATTGCGAAGGTTGCTTGCCACTCGGCTTGGAACCGCTTGACATACTCCATGAACGCAGAGAAGTTGGACTTCTCCGATGCTGCGATCAGACCGTAGATCACCACAGCACACGCACCGGGTTGGTCGGGCACCTTGGCACTCTTGGGGTCGGCAATGATCGACTCGCGTGTGGGCATCTGGTCGGCGTAGGCAATGAACGCTTGCATATCCCGTGCACCTGCCTCACCCAAAGTACCTGCAAGCGCGGCGATGAGGGAGTCGGAACTGAAGTGGGCTCGTTGCTTGACGATGTTGGATGCCAACTCCAATGTGCGGGGGCAGATGTACCCGTCCTGCTGAGCGCGGGGGTTGTAGATGTACGGGTTGTCCTTCTGTGTGCCGTCCAGATAGGAAGCAAGCACCTGAGGGAATCGGTCAACATACGCACACACCTCGGGAGCAATGCCGTGAGGGATAGCCCAAGGCAACCACTGTTCAGCGGTGGGTTTGAGCACGGTAACTTTTGTTAGGCGTGCGCTAGTGTGGGCTTTCATGTTGTCGCCCACACCATCGGAGGACAGATTGCCCGTGGTGAAGATGATTGAGTCGGGATGGATAGGGATGTCGCCCAGGCGTGGGTTGGCTACCTCAAGCATGGGGTGGAGCATGTTCATCACCGGGGCAGGGGCCTTGGTGAACTCGTCCATCATGATTGCCACGGGCTTGCCCTCTTCCAACAGGAATCTAGCGTTGGGGTAGTAGCGGGTAGTCTTGGTGGCGTGATCCACGACAGGCATTGCAATGTCGCCCAAGTCCATGTTGGGGCAGTCGATGTACGCCACGGGCAGACCAGTGCGCTCGCCGATGCGCTTGAGCATGGATGACTTGCCGATGCCCGGCTCGCCACGCAGGTGGAAGCGGTTGCGCCGCACATTCACAAGCAAGTCCTCGGCTTCCTTGAGGGAGACGGTCTTGCCAAAGTTGATTTCGGTTTTTGCCATTTGCTTTCTCCGTTCTAACTTCTGTTAGGTTTGGTTGCGTCCGTGGTTGGTAGATAGTGGGTCGGACGAATTCCCACTATCTTTATATTATAACACAATGTTATGTACATGTCAAGCGTTTCCCGTGGTACGGAGCTTGATTTGCACACCCAATCTTTCAGTCCTTGTCTCGCGTGACCCACTTGAGGTACTTCGCAGTCGGCACCGTCCCTTCCTTGGCGGGGGCGATCTCGATTACCTCGTCGCTGTGCCACTTGAAGATGATCTCGTCCATCGCACGGCTGATCTGCTTGGGGTCGAGGCTGAAGTTCTCCGGGCCCAGGAATCTGCGGTTGCCTTGTAGTGCAAAGTGGGACAGATACACGAACGCTTGGTAGAAGGACTCGGTCTCGTCCAGCGGGTTGCCGTCCTTGTCTACACCGCACCCCCTAACTTTTGTTAGGAACGCCTCAGTAGCTGCAACCCAAGCATCGTACGGCTCACGGCTCTCCTTCTGCGCCCATGTGTCGTTGGCCTCGTCGCGCACATAGATGGATGTGTAGATAGCGGGCTTGTCGAGCGGGTTGCGCGTGAGGGTCGGATGCTCTTGGTCGAAGCGGAGTTCGGTACGCAGGGGCAGCTTGCGGCTGTGCGTGTTGGTTGTGGGTATCACCGCAATGATTTCCTCCTCGGCGAATTCGATCCGGTCGTAGGTATCCACAACCTCCTCGTCGTTCTTGTAGTCGTAGTAGTTGTCGGTGTAGGTCTGCTTGCGCACCCCGATCATGCCCTTCATGTAGCGGTAGAAGTCACCGTAGCGTGCGCGTACCTCGTTGGCCTTCTTGCGGTTGATCTTGGGCACATGGAGCGTGGGCACGGACTCGGGCAGGGGAGTGAGCGAGTTGGCCTTAGCGTCGTAAGTGAAGCGCATGCAGGTGTTGTGCGGCATCACGAACTTCTGCCCGTCCAGTGCCTCAAGCACTAGCCTGCCGTAGTCGGTGCGTGCGTCCTTGATGTAGCGCCCAAGAACCTCCACGATGAAGTAGCAGTCGCACGAACTCCACCGATACCTGCGGTTGGTTGCGGGGGTGCCAGGGGTGCCGATGGTCAAGGTGTCGTCGGCGTGGAAAGTAATCAGCGGCAGGTTGTAGAGGGAGAGGGTTACATCTCCGTTTCCTTCTCTACTGATACCGAACTTGGTGGAGTCGGAGCGGCGACCCAATGGGAACCGCACAGGGACGCTTCCCCTGATCGGAGTGGTCTGGTTGAAGCGGCAGAGTGCCTCGGCGTGCGTACTCAGGTACGGGAGGTGACGGTATGAGGTGTAGGACATTTTGGTTGCCTTTGTGGTTGCGTTGGTATTCCTAACTATTGTTAGGCGTTAGCTTTAGCTGTGTTCTTTGCGGTGTTCACAGTGCCTCCAATTCAATCAGCACCCACAGCAGGGCCAGCTTCACGAACACGAATAAAAGGTACCACTCCATCATGGCCTCCATACGAACATATCCAGAAGCACGACCACCACGGCACAGCCGTAGACGGTTAGCCACACGAGCAGGTGCACGCCACCTGCCACTCTCTCCTGCACGCGCTTGGCGTACGCTTCCTCGATGCCTGTCTCGCTCATTTGACTAGCCCTCCTTTGTTGTTGATGCCGATGAGGTCGGCGGGGTTGGTGAATAGCATGTAGTTGGATTTGTGCATGGGGGCCACAGTCCAACTCTTTCTCTCCTCTCGGGCAATGTCATCACCGCAGGGGAGGCAGTAGCGGTAGCCCAGTTGGGCACGCTCGGTGGGGTAGTCGTCGCCGCACACACAGCAGGATCGCCAGTCGTGGTCAGTCATCGTCGCTCCTTCTAACAAAAGTTAGGTTTGGGGTTGGTTGCTCGGGTCGGGCTGCGTCTCTCCGGGCGCTTTTTCAGTATATTTAATTATAACACAATGTTACGGGAATGTCAAGTTTTTGGCTGAGCAGGTGGCTGAGAGGCAAGCGGGGTGTTTGGGGGGGGTGCGGAGCGGGTGTTGTTACGAGAAATGGGGAAGTTATAACTTTGGCAGTTGAGGCGTAACACAATTTTGGGCTGTAAGTTGTTGATTTTGAAAAGGAAAGTTAGATAGTTAGATAGAATGTTATAATGTTAAATGAAAAAAAAAAAAATAACCTCGTAGAGGCTTGACAATGTCAAGAGTGGGCTTGCACTTGCCGTATGCCTCATTGTCAAGTCTCTACACAGATATACTCTTTTTTGGGCGTAACATTGTAACATTAGGAAAATGTTGTTTAGAATCAAGCACTTAGGAGTGTTATGCTCGTAACAATACCCAATAACAACCTCTTTTTTTATCACTTCGTAGTACAGGGTTAACCCGCGATTTCAGTCCTTACGGTTACTAGAGTAAAAACCAAGGGTAAACCCTTTACCTGTAACATTGTAACAATATAACATTTGTTAGGTCGGGCCCGATTCGCGTGGGCTACAGCCCCTCAGAGAACTGGTGCAGGTAGCACGAACGGTCGTGCTTTTTTCGTGGGCTACAGCCGCGCAGAGAACTGGTGCATTCCGCAAACTCAGCTAGTCCTAACAAATGTTAGGAAACACTGACAAAGCGTGAACGCAAAAAAGCCCGCACTAGGCGGGCTGTAGGTAGCAGGGAAAGGGTTAGCGGTGCAGATTGTTGTCGGTATCACCGTCCAACCACCACGCTACATATTCGGTGATGCCGTGGGTACGGTGGCCATCGAACCCGAACACGGGCGGCTCGGACTCCTCATTCGGTGGTGCAACGAAGAATTCCAGGGCCCTTTCAAAGCGGTGTTGCAGGGCTCGCTCGAACCTTTCGGCGGTGATGATACCGGGGAGGGTCAATTGCTTTGGGGTCATTTCAGTGCTCCTAACATTTGTTAGGAAGGGGGTTTCCCCCCTTCCCGTGGTCAGCCCAACTTCTCCACATCACCGCCCATGCGGCCGAACACATCCATCAGCACGGCCTTCTCATCCGACCAGTCGGTTTCCTTGCCGTCCTCCTCCATCTTAAAGATCCGGTTAATCAGGGTTTTCAGGTCGGCGAGGTTCAGCGCCGCAGGGTCAGAGTCACCAGACACTCGGTTTTGAGTTTTAATCCGACCCGCCGCATCTTTGACCCGCGACCAGTAAACATCGATGGTTCCCTGCTCGAAGCCTTTAGCCTTGAACGCTTCGACAAACTTGGTGCGCTCAGCTTTGATAGGGGCGGCGAGCTTGCCCTTAAGATCAAACCACTTGGTTGTCACCTTGCCATCAGCGCCGAGCAGGTCAAACGATTGATTCAGCGCCGTGGCGTAGGTCGACAACACTTCACCAGTCTTGCCTGCAATTTCCACTACAGCGGCGCGAGCCGAATCCAGGGAAACAACGGTGGCCGTGTTGGCCGGGGTCACAAGGGTAGCACTCATGCTAGGTTCTCCAAACTACCTGGAATCTGCCAGGGATCAGATCGATCAGGACAGCCCCAATCGATAAATCCATATTCTCATATTTTGTGGTGCAAATCAAATCTACAGTGAACATTAATTCGTGGTACAGCCTGACCTAACAAATGTTAGAAAAGCTGGAAAACCGAGACCCCACCACACCCCCACCCCCCAAGGCCAGGAGAAGGAGTCCCAGACAACGCATAAACTGTGATCTGCACAACCAATGTTGTGTTTTAATTTTTTATATTTTTCTGTACCACAAGACCCCACCCCCCTCTTTTTAGGGAACACCCCCCGTCAGGAGTCCCAACCTCCTTTACAACCCCACCTATATCTATTACAGTCGGCCCAATTTCGTTGGTGCTCATTCCCGATGATTGAACTAAACCCGACGGGGGGCCATCCGGTGCCCTTTGATCTGTCTGATGAGGTGCCTGAAACTCATCGAGACAGCATCGCCATCGCAGCCAACACTGCAAACCTCATTGAAGAGCTTGGCGGAAGTATTGATTACTCCGACCAAGACCTGCACACAGCCGCAAACCTCATCAGTGGGGTCGATAAGCCGACCGTTCCTCGCCACGTAACCAACCCGTCAGAGGCCCGTGCAGTCTCCGAGTTGGTAAATCGTTTCGATTTCCAGGCATTTGCGGATGCTCAGCAGGCCCGCAACTACATCACCAACAAGCTGCTCCAGATTTCGGACTGCGGCGACCCCAAGTTGGAGCTAAAAGCCCTGGAACTGCTCGGCAAACACAGCGATATTGGCTTGTTTACTGAGCGCAGCGAGATTACCGTCCATCACAAGAACTCCGAAGACCTTGAAAACAGCATCAAGGAGCGTATCAAGCGCCTGCTCAATGCGGATGTGGTCGATGTGGAGCCTCTGATCAGTGAATTAGAGGACGAACCTGTACAAAAAACCGAAGAAATTGAACAGGTCGAAGGTGACGTGCATAAAAACTCGACAGATGAGGGGCTAGATGGGGGCTCTTGACGCAGTCTCGCTGAAAGACCTGCCCAAAATTATCGACAAGCTGTCGGATACAGACCTGCGCGTGCTCGAAGCGCAGTTGGTGCGCCTGGAAAAGCTCAAAAAGCAGGAGCTTTCTCAGGGAAAGTTCATCAAGTTTGTGGAAACGGTGTGGCCTACCTTCATTTCCGGTCGGCACCACAAGATCATGGCCAACGCATTTGAGCGAGTGGCCCGTGGTGAGCTAAAACGACTCATCATCAACATGCCGCCCCGGCATACCAAGTCAGAGTTCGCTTCTTATCTACTCCCTGCGTGGTTTCTGGGAAAGTACCCGCACAAGAAAGTGATTCAGACCTCGCACACTGCTGAATTGGCGGTGGGCTTCGGTCGAAAAGTGCGAAATTTGGTGGATTCCGACATTTACCACAGCATTTTCCCCAACCTGTCTCTCCAAGCCGACTCTAAAGCAGCCGGACGGTGGAATACATCCAAGGGTGGTGACTACTTCGCTATCGGTGTGGGCGGTGCGGTGACCGGTAAGGGTGCCGACCTGCTCATTATTGACGACCCACACTCTGAACAAGAGGCTGCACTTGCAGCCACCTCACCTGAGATATACGATAAGGTATACGAGTGGTATACCTCGGGCCCACGGCAGCGTCTCCAGCCGGGGGGAGCTATTGTCATCGTGATGACCCGTTGGGCTCAGCGCGACCTCACCGGGCAGGTAATCAAAGCCAGTGCGCAGCGAGGTGGTGAGGAGTGGGAGGTCATTGAGTTCCCGGCCATCATGCCCTCGGGCAACCCGCTGTGGCCGGAGTTCTGGAGTCTTGAAGAACTCTCCGCACTCCAAGAAGAACTGCCCAACGCCAAGTGGCAGGCACAGTACCAGCAGAACCCGGTAGGCAACGAAGCTGCCATCGTCAAGCGCGACTGGTGGCAGTGGTGGGAGAAAGAGGATCCGCCTCCGTGCGAGTACATCCTCCAGACCTGGGACACGGCGTTCGAGAAGCATCAGCGTGCGGACTTCTCCGCAGGCACTACTTGGGGTGTGTTCAAGAACCCCGAGGACCACGACCAGCCCAACATCATCCTGCTCAACACATATAAGAAGCGTGTGGAGTGGGTGGACTTGAAGCGTGACGTACTGCGTGAGTACAACGAGTGGGAACCGGACGGTCTGTTGATCGAAAAGAAGGCTACCGGCGCTCCGTTGATCTACGAACTGCGGGCTATGGGTATACCCGTGCAGGAATACACGCCCTCAAAAGGCCAGGACAAGATTGCCCGTTTGAACTCCGTCAGCGACATAATCGCCTCAGGTAAGGTGTGGGTACCACGTACGCGCTGGGCTGAGGAGTTGGTTGATGAAATCGCAGCTTTCCCAGCGGGCGATAACGACGACTTGGTTGACGCCACCACACTGGCCCTAATGCGATTCAGACAAGGGGGGTTCCTTCGTTTGCCGTCCGATGAGCGCGAGGAGCCTAAGTTTTTCCGCCGCCGCAGTGGCGGGTTCTATTAAGGGTTAGGTTATGGCCACGAATTCTATGGTCCCCGGTCTGGCGGAACTGCCAGTTGATCTGATGGAGATGGCTGGCGCAGACATGCCAGCAATTGAAATTGAGGTTGAGAACCCCGAGAGCATGAGTATCTCTATGGGCGGGGTGGAGATTGAGCTTGAGCCCGGTGGAGAGGGTGAAGGGGCTGAAGACTTTGACGCCAACCTTGCTGACCACATGGACGAGGGCGAGTTGCAGTCACTTGCCTCCGATCTGATGGGCGACGTGGACGGTGACATTGCCAGTCGCAAAGACTGGGTTGAGATGTTCGTCAAAGGGCTGGAAGTCCTGGGCATGAAGTATGAGGAGCGCACCGAGCCGTGGAACGGCGCGTGTGGCGTGTACTCCACCATTCTGACTGAAGCGGCTGTGCGCTTTCAGTCCGACACCATCATCGAGACGTTCCCTGCAATGGGGCCGGTGAAGACCGAGATCATCGGTGCCATCGACCGCCTGAAGGAAGAAGCTGCTGAGCGAGTTCGTGACGACATGAACTACAAGCTCACTGAGGAGATGCCTGAGTACCGCCCGGAGCATGAGCGACTGCTGTATTCGCTGGGCTTAGCAGGGGCTGCGTTCAAGAAGGTGTACTACGACCCGAGCTTGGGGCGGCAGGTGGCGATGTTCATTCCCGCCGAAGACATCATCATGCCCTATGGTGCGTCGAGCATCATCAGTGCCGAGCGCGTGACACACATCATGCGCAAGACCAAGAACGACGTGCGCAAGTTGCAGGTCGAAGGGTTCTACCGCGACATTGACCTGGGCGACCCGGTCAACATCCACACGGACGTTGAGAAGAAGAAAGCCGAGGAGCAGGGGTACAACCTGACCGACGACGACCGCTACCAAGTGTGCGAGATCCACGTTGATCGGTATATTGAAAGTGATCCTTTCAAGGACGAAAATGAGATTGCGTTGCCCTACGTAATCACCATTGAGAGGGGGACCAATCATGTCCTTGCCATCCGACGCAATTGGAACGACGACGACCCCAAACGACTCAAGCGACAGCACTTCGTTCAGTACACTTATATCCCTGGCTTTGGTGCTTATGGCCTCGGTCTTATTCATCTTATTGGTGGTTACGCTCGTGCTGGTACCTCCCTTATTCGCCAGTTGGTTGACGCAGGCACGCTCAGTAACCTCCCCGGCGGTCTCAAGTCCCGTGGACTCCGCATCAAAGGTGACGACACCCCCATTGCCCCCGGCGAGTTCCGCGATGTAGACGTGCCCTCGGGCAGTGTGCGTGACAACATCATGCCGCTGCCGTACAAGGAGCCAAGCCAGACTCTGCTTGCTCTGCTTAATCAGATTACGGAAGAAGGTCGCAGACTAGGTTCTATTTCTGAGATGAAAGTCTCGGATATGTCTGCGCAAGCACCTGTAGGTACGACGCTGGCTCTCTTGGAGCGCCAGTTGAAGTTGATGAGTGCGGTGCAGGCTCGCGTGCACTTCGCCATGAAGCAGGAGTTCAAGCTCCTGAAGGCCATCATTCGGGACTACACCCCGAGCGAGTATGACTACGACCCGGTGGATGGGTCGCGCAAGGCTAAGCAAGCTGACTACGACATGGTGGAGGTTATCCCCGTGTCGGACCCCAACAGCAGCACGATGGCTCAGCGGATCATGCAGTATCAGGCTGCGATCCAGTTGGCTCAAGGCGCACCGCAGATCTACGACCTGCCGCAGTTGCACCGTCAGATGCTTGAAGTCTTGGGCATCAAGAACGCCGACAAGCTCGTGCCGATTGAAGATGACATGACTCCGAAGGATCCCGTGTCTGAGAACATGGCGTTCCTCAAGGGCGAGCCAACCAAGGCGTTCATCTATCAGGATCACGACGCCCACATCGCTGCGCACATGATGTTTATGCAGAACCCGCAGATTGCGCAGATGATGGGTCAGTCGCCGATGGCTCAGCAAATGGGTGCAGCAGTCATGGCACACATTGCCGAGCACATGGGCTTCCAGTATCGCAAGCAGATCGAGGAGCAGCTTGGTGTTCCGCTGCCCCCGCCCAACGAGCCGCTGCCCGAGGACGTGGAGGTGCAGTTGTCGCGTCTGGTGGCTCAGGCCGCAGTGCAGCTTACTCAGCAAGCACAGGCGATGGCGCAGCAGCAACAAGCTCAACAGGCCGCACAAGACCCGCTGGTTCAGATGCAGCAGGCCGAGTTGCAGATCAAGCAGCAGGAAGCCGCAACCAAGGCCAAGAAGGTTGATGCAGACATCATGCTGAAACAAGAAGACTTGAAGCTGCGTGCGGCTGAAGTCATGGCCCGTGCGATGCGTGGAGGTGGTAGCCGGTGAGCAAAATCTTCGTCAGCCTTGCGTCCTACTGCGACGCGCTTCTGAAAAACACCATTCAGAACGCATACGACAACGCTTGCTTCCCTGACCGTTTGGTCTTCGGTGTTGTCGAACAGGCCCCTAGCAGTTCAATTACTGAATTGCCTGAGCACATCCAGAAGCAGATCAAGTACGTTCTGTTGGACCCGGTTCAGTCTAGGGGCGTGTGTTGGGCGCGGTCCATCGTGCAGTCTCTGTACGCTGACGAAGATTGGTTCTTGCAGGTAGACGCGCATACGCTGTTTGATCCGCACTGGGACGTTCAGCTTATTGCTTCGTGGATGGACTGTCTGAAGCAAGCGCGTAAGCCGTTTATGTCGTCGTTCCTTCACTCGTTTGAAGTCGTCAACGGCGAGTTCAAGAAGAATAAGTACGATACTGACATCATCGCCAACACAGTCATGCGGGACGTTACGTTTGGCAAGACTTTGGCTGACTTGGCGTTCAACGCCGTGTTCACTGAGAGCCCGGTACCTGTGCGTGGCTTCCACGCCGCAGCGGGCTTTATCTTTGCTCCGGGTTCGTTCGTCTACGAGATTCCGTACGACCCGCACATGTACTTCTACGGCGAGGAGCACTCTTTGTCCTTGCGTGCGTTTACGCATGGCTGGGACATTTTCCACCCGCGCAAACTGCCGCTGTATCACTACTATTACAACCCCGACATGGAGATCAAGCGTCCACACCATTGGGGCGACTACGACGCTAAGCGTAGTGACAAGTGGTGGGAGTTGGACGAACGCGCAAAGCTGCGCTTTGAAAAGCTAGTTGCTGGCGCTTCCTTAGGCGTGTATGGGCTTGGGGACTCACGTACTGTTGAGGATTACGCCAAGTTCAGCGGCATCGACTACATCAACCGCGCTATAGACCCCAAGGCTTACGTTGGCCCTTGGCATAAGGAGTAATCATGGCAGCAACTGTCTTCTCCGTAATCCTCAAAGAGATAGAAGAAAAGCAGCGATCCCTTGCTGACGCTCTCGCTTCAGGCGGGGCTAAGGATCATGCGGAATACAAGTTCATGTGCGGCGAAATCCGGGGTCTTTCGTTCGCGCATTCTTATGTAACTGACCTCGTGCGACGAATGGAGCAAGACGACGATGAGTGAAATCCTTGTAAGCCAGGACGGCGAAACTGCAACTACTCTGCCTGCTACGGCAGAAGAGAAGGCTCGCCAAGTTCCTGATCCCTCCACCTTCCACCTCCTGTGCGTTCTCCCGGAGATTGACGAACAGTACGAAAGCGGCCTCATGAAAGCGGGCCAGACGATGCACTTTGAAGAAGTGCTGTCGCCCGTTCTGTTTGTCGTCAAGATGGGCCCGGATGCTTACAAGGACGAGAAACGCTTCCCGAGCGGCCCCTCGTGTAAGGTGGGTGATTTTGTGTTGGTTCGCCCCAACACTGGCACCCGGATCAAGATTCACGGCAAAGAGTTTCGGATCATCAACGATGACTCCGTGGAAGCCGTGGTGCAAGACCCCCGTGGTATTACCCGTGCGTAAGGAGTAAGTTATGCCGCTTGATAAAGAAGCATTCAAGTTCCCCGACGAGAAAGAGTCCGTCGAAGAAGAAAAGGTGGAGTTTTCCGTCGAGGACGACATTGAGGTCGTAGACGACACGCCCGAAGAGGATCGTGGCCGTGCCCCGATGAAAGAGCCCCCGAAAGACTTCGCCGACGATGAATTGGCTAAGTACGACGAGGGTGTCCGTAAGCGGATTAAGCACTTCACTAAGGGTTATCACGAAGAGCGCCGGGCAAAAGAAGCTGCTCTTCGGGAAAAAGAAGAGGCTATTCGCGCCGCTCAGACTATTGCTGAGGAGAACAAGAAACTCAAAGGTTCTCTCTCGCAAGGTCAGCAAGCTCTTCTTGAGCAGGCCAAAAAGGTGGTCGCCACTGAGGTGGAAGCCGCCAAGAAAAAATACAAGGAAGCGTACGAATCAGGTGATGCCGACGCCCTTGTAGCGGCCCAAGAAGAACTCACGACGGCCAAAATGAAGGCCGAGCGCGTGAACAATTTTAAGCCCGCCCCTGTACAAGAAGAAAAACCTGTTGTACAAACTGAGCAAAATGTTGTCGCACCGCAGCCGGATACCCGTGCTTTGGAGTGGCAGCGCGAGAATCAGTGGTTTGGTTCAGACGAGGAGATGACTGGCTTTGCGCTTGCTCTGCATAACAAGCTGGTCAAATCTGGGGTAGACCCATCGTCTGATGAGTATTACGAGCGCGTCAACGCTCGAATGCGGCAAGTGTTTCCCGATGTGTTTGAGTCGGAGAAACAGACGAATGCGCCCACTTCGTCCCGTAAATCAAACGTCGTCGCCCCGGCGACTCGTAGCACAGCGCCCAAGAAAATCGTGCTGACGAAGTCACAGGTCGAAATCGCCAAGCGGCTTGGTGTTCCTCTGGAACTCTATGCTCGTAAGGTTGCGGAAGGAATGAGGAAATAATCATGGCTGAATCGAATCGTCTCACCCGAGAACTTGAAACCCGCGAACAAGCGGCTCGTCCCAAGTTGACTTGGACGCCGCCCCAACTGCTGCCCGATCCCGAGCCTGAGCAGGGATATGCCTTTCGTTGGATTCGTCTGAGTACTCTGAACAATCCCGATCCGTCTAATATTTCCGCAAAACTCCGCGAAGGCTGGGAGCCGGTGAAAGCTGCAACGCAGCCCAAACTGTTCGCCATGTCCAACCCCAATAGCCGTTTTCCTGACGGTATTGAGATTGGCGGGCTGCTCCTGTGCAAGACCCCGGTTGAGTTGACGGAACAGCGCAATACCTACTACCAACAGCAGGCTGACGCGCAGATGAACTCCGTCGACAACAACTTTATGCGCGAAAACGATCCTCGGATGCCCCTGTTCTCGGACAGGAAGTCTAAGGTGACTTTTGGCAAAGGCACTTAATCTTAGGAGTCCAACATGGCTTACCCCTCTGTTGACGCCGCATATGGTTTCAAGCCGATCAATGAACTGAACGGCCTACCCTATGCTGGTGCAATCCGCCAGATTCCGATTGA